TGGCTTTAGCCGACACCTTGGCAATATTTACGATCGCTGGTGTCAAATCTTTTAACGCTTTGGTTATTGACTGCTGCAGCTCTGCACCGACATTCACCAACTGCTTGCCAAGCTGTCGCCTGACTTCCTGAAAAGCAATGGTTTGACGCTGACCAGACTCTTCTGAGCTGGCTGCCATTTCTAATGCGCCATCGCTGTATTTCTTGACAGCAAATTGAAGGAATTTGACTAACTCGTCTAATCCAACTCTGCCTAGCTTGAGACGTTTCTGTAACTCTTGAGTGCTTCGATTATTAGCCTCAGCGAACGCTGTTACGGCTGCAGGAAAACGCTCGCCGAGCTGCCCAGAAAGCTCCTCGGCGCTAATGCGACCCTTGGAGAACATTTGCACGAGGGCTGTCAAGCCACCACGTACATCTTCGGCTGAACCCTTTGTTGCCTTGATTGCCTTAGTTGCTCCCAAGAACGCTAATCCTGCTGTTTCAATATTTCCTCCAGCTCCAAGCACCGCAGCGCTTAGTCGAGTCATTCCTACCGTCGCATCTAATCTTTCAACGTTTAATTTTGCGACTGCGTATTCAATTACTTGAGTTGCAACAGCCTCGTTCTTTGCAGTCTGTATTCTGGCTTTTGACGACTCACCCTCTACGGTAACTAACCTTTTTAGCGCTTTTTCTGAAAGCCTGATAGATGCCGCGTAATCAGTGAATCCTGATATCTTTTCAGCCAAGATGCCTGCGCTTGCTCCTATCCCACCACCAACAACCGCTCCTGCAGGACCGAATGGAGCGCCTGCAATTGCACCTGCGGCTCCCAAAGGCCCACCAAATATGCCAGCCGAGGCGACGGCACCAACAGTTTGCGCTGCACCTCTTGCATTGAATCCGCGACGCTTATTTAACCTTGCAAGCCTCTTGTCGACCTTATCTATCTCTCTGCCAACTTCTCGGTAACTTTTACTTGCAGGATTGAGTCCAGCTCTTAAAGATGCCCAGCTATTGCGCTGCGCTTCAAGACTTCTAATGCTGCCATTAGACGCCAAAGTAGCCTTCTTGATGTCATTCGCTACCTCTCCATAGCTCTTGCCCATTCGGTCAATATCAGCCGAAATGCCAGACATGCCAACATTGCCAATGCTTTGGTAAAGGCTGCTAATCTCACGGACTGGTTGCTGTACTAATGAAGCAGGTGCTCCTGCTCCGCCAGCAATCATCGCTCCTGTTCTTGGGTCTCTAGTGCCAATCGCTCCTGCCCTAGCTGACTGAATCCCTGCAAGCTTTTCAGCGCGACGAGCCGCTCTTGTTTGAGCCTCACCGAGCCTGTCGAACGACGAAGAAGTTCCGCCTAGGGCTTCACTTAAGGACTTTTGAAGCGCGATTAATTCTTTGTTTGCATCTGCGTAGTCATTGGTTGTGAAGTCAAGGTTTTCAATTTCATTTTGCACTTCTCCAATTCTTAAACGTAAAGCTGCGAGAGTCGCTGGCTGGTCACTTTCTACGATGTTGCTATATATTCCAGTTCGAGCGACCCTTGCCGCAGCAGAAACCTCTTGTCGCCCCACACGGGCCGCCTGCTGCGCCTCGAAATTTTTTATAGCAACAAGTTTTTCTAGATATTTGCCAGAATCAACGGCGATACCTTTCAGTTGTCGCCTTCTTTCTTTCATATCTTCTACAAATGCATCTGAAACCTTGCTTGGTCCAAATGCGCGTATTGCTTTCGCTGCTTTTTGAGCTTCAGGTGTTAATGACTTGAGGTCTCCTTCAAGTGATTCTACGTCTGCAGCTAGCTGTCTATATACAGAACTTCCAATACTTGCCTGGGCTTGCAAGCCTTTAAAAGATTCAACTACTCCGCGAATTGCCTGTGTGCTTTTTTGCCCAGCGCTTACGAACTCAAGGATCTCAGTCCTTATCTTGCGTATATTTCTGTCAGTCGGTCCAGCTGCTTTTCCAAGAGCGATCAGTGAGCTTTTGAGAACATTGACGCCCTCAATGCCATCAATCTTAAGATCGACTATCAGATCAGCAACGCTTTTAGCCATCTGATTTCTTCCTGAATTCGCTTAGTGCAGTGGATTCCATAACTTGGAGGCCCTCTAGCACTTCGCGACGGTTCTCCACATCATATAGGTCAAAAAGCCCGCCGGAAACCAGCAGCACGTCATATTTCAATCCAACGTAGCCCGACATGCTGACCTCCCATTGGGTCTGCATGCGTAGGAACATCATGACGATGTCCCAGTTTTCATCCCAAACCTCAAAGTTATTAGACTCTTCTGATTTCGGCTTAGGCGCTGGCAGCTTCAGTCCAAAGGCAGCTGCGTCGTCCTTTGTCTTGTCTTCAATCTGCTTGCCGCCAGACGCCCAATAAATCGCAGCTTCTTTTAGTTTCCCGCTTGAGCCTCCCCATAAGTCCTTGTGTAGCTATTCAGAACAGCTTTTAACCAGTCGATATCTTCACAGAACTCCTCAAGCTCTTTGGTAGAGAAAGGCACGTTCTTGCCATTCTCGTCTTGGATGCCTTCCCATCCAACAAGAACCTTCTTCAGAAGACTATTGCCCTCATCTTCACTAAGCTTGCTGATCTCAGACATCTTCACTCTCTTGAAGACAGCTGTAAATTCGCACTTGTCAAATTCGCCTGGACGGTCCTCGCTAGGTTCTGTTACTTCAACGGGCCACTTGAAAGTTTTGACCTTTTTACGTACGAAAGCCACTAGGTAAATGCGTAAGCAGAATTAGCTTACACAAAAAAAGGGAGCCTGAAAAGGCTCCCAAAGACACAGACTGAACTGATCAGGTGTAGATCAAATCAAACTCAGCGTTAGCGGCAGAATCAGGCACGCAAACATACGGAATTTCAAGCATTGCAATCCCGTCTTGGTCCCCATAGGACACATCGCCAATGTCTACCTTTGAAGAGGTGAACTGAACAATGTTTCCAGCAACAGAACCATGAGTAAACTGAAGGTTACCTAAAGCTGCATCGTCATCAACTGCAGCAGCAAAGAAGTCCTTCGTGGCAATCGTGACTGCCTCGATAGAGACCGAACCTGATACAGAACGATCAGTAATTAGAACCTCTTTTGCTCCTCCTACAAATTCGCGATATGCCACTTCAGTACCTAGCTCTAGGCTGAAGGACTGCAAAGCCCCTGCATACGAAAGCAAAGCAAAGCTGCTTGTATTGCCATTCTTGAAGATCAAGGGATCATCTTGATTGGCATAGGTGGGAGTTGGCAACGCAGTGTCGTCAGGAGCGTTGTAAATACCAGTGAACGTGAAGTCCAGTGATGGGATCTCCCCAACAGTTGCATTCAACGCGAATGTGCCTCTGCAACCAGTGACCTTGTGACGAACACCGTCAATGTTGTAGTGGATGGTGACACTGTTGAAACCGCTGGACTCAGGCTCGTATTTGACTGAAGCACCAGCCGCAACAGTTTCGCTCAATCCGCAAGCTTGAATTGCTTTGCCATATTGAGGAGCCGTGCCAGCGGTGCCTGATCCTGCCAACTCAACACTGAAAGAGCATTCAACCTTTGTGTTCGCCAGCAAAAGCTGAGAAGAACCCAAATAAGGACGAATCAACTCACGGCTGACGGTATCACTCGATTGTGGAGTGATGCTTAGTTCCCTTACTAGAACTGCGTCGGCTCCGGTCGGTGTTGGGTCCGTTCCGTAAGTCGACTCCGTCTCGATCAGAATCAGGCGCTTTCTCAGTAGCAGTGCCATCGGATGTTCCCTGGGATGGTTGTGGTGGCAGCGTACGCATAATTAAAGTGCGAACGCCTGTTTCGGGATCCAGCAGGTAGCTCCCGCCTTGACCACTGTGTTCATCTGACATGGTAAATGGAGAGCGTGGTTAGGTTTTAGCGTAGCCCGAAAGCATTACTGACTTAAATCAGCAACTTGAGTGCGGTATCGGATTTCAAATTCGCAGGAGATTACACCAGCGGGCTGATCCGCTTCCAAGACCTGAAAACTTGTTTGAGCAGGCTGCACATCAATTGCATAGCCGCCCAAAGTCAGGTCGGCCATCATCTTGCTATGCAGAGACTGAATAGTGTCATCAGCTGCCTGATCAGGGATCAAGGCTCTTTCAAATACAACAATCCTTACCCTTAAAGTCCAGTCAAGCGTTGGCAGGCTGGTGCTCTGGACTGGATCGTCAGAAATAGGCTCAATAACAATTGCAGGGGCCTCTGCCCTGCTCATCGGCTCGACACGACTTCTATAAATCCTGGTGCCTACACCCGTGGTACCTGTCAATGCCGTTTTTATGGCAGCAAGAATGTTTTCGCGCTTTGTTGTCATCGAATCAATCCTTCATAAGCATCACACGCATAATCTTGCCATCGTCAAGCAGCATTGGCTCGCGCACCGTATAAGCCACGCCCTCAACAGTCATTGCATCTCCTCTTGAGACGGTTGAAAAATCAGAAGTCTTGACCACAATTGCGTAATCAGTGGTCAGCACAACTCCATCAGCAATAATTTCGTTTGGCGATTCAAAGTAGCCAACACTTGTTGTTGATCCCTGCACGACTGGAACCGTAAAGCCAGGCGTATCAAAAAAAGCGTCTAGATCTTCTGTGAATGAAATTGCCATAAAAAAAAGACCCCCGGATTACCGAGGGTTATGAAACGAATCAGCCGTACTTAGGGGCTGCAAGGCCAAGGACGCTAACTGCGCCTGTGCCTGTTCCACCTGCAACTGTCACTTTGCATTGGACAAATCGCTGGGTACTGTCACTGTTGAAGACCAGTTGTTCAACCAATGCAGCGTTTGCGCCAGTGGTCGTAAATGCGGCCCCAGCAACGTCAGTAAAAGTGCCGCTATTAGTGTCACACTCAGTGACCTTTACCGCGTAGGTAACGCCTGAGCCGCCTGCTTCAGCGTCTAAGCCGAGAGCAACGTCTCCTTCATAGTCTTCCAGATCGACTACCGATCCAGTCTTTGTTGCTGCCGTCACATCATTTGCGACGAATGTGAGCAGAGTTGTTGCTCTGCGAGTGTTGCCGATGCTCATTCCTTAGTCCTCTTGCGAGTTGTGGTCTTGGGCTTGGGAGCCTCTTCTTCAGAAGGCTTTTCTTTGGCTGCAGGCTTAGCCTCACAAGCCTCAACTTCTCCCTTGAACTCGACAGCTTTGCCGAGGTTGATCAAAGTTGCAGCTTGCTGGTACTCAACCTCCAAAATGGAGCCCGCCGAAACGGACTCCCCGGAGATCATTACCTGTCTCAGAATTTCAATCTTCATGAGTCAGAAACGATTGAACAAGTCGCCTGCTATCAGGTGCCTAGGCAGAATGCGCCAGCTTGCTTGACTGCAATGTCAAGATCCTGCAGGGCAATGATCCGAACAGTGCCAGCAGTTGCGCCAGCGTAAGGATCAACCGTCAGGTCGAGGCCAGACCACATACCCATGATCATCATGGAGAAGTCACCAAACAGAGCATCGTTGTTAGCGAGCTGGTTGGAAACGATTACGGGGTAACCGTTGATCTGATCGTTTTCGTAAACGAACTGAGCAGTGTTAGCAGCCTTCTCGGTGCCTTTCAGTGCGCCACGGGCAGCAGCGTTGATGATGTAGCGGAGTGAGCCAGCATCAGCGTTCGCACTCGCAACATCGGTTTCCATGCCGATGTACTCAATGAACGTCCCGAAGGTGCTGATGGTCTGTGAACCAATGCCGGTGGTGTTGACTAGCCCCAAAGGCTGGTTAGAAGAACCAGTGCCGTAGATGGCAGCGCGATCAATCTCAAGTGCAATTACTCGAGCCAGGTCGTTGCGGACCATTGACTCAACGCTGATGTCTGACTGAAGAAGCAGACGACGTGAGTAATCAACAAAAGCACCAACTGTCTTGGGGCTCATGTTCACCTGATCCACAGAAGGCTGTGACTCAGAAGGTGATGCAGACTCGCCAACCCAGTAAGCAGTGCTTGCTGCAGACTGACGTGGGATCGAGATGTTGCCTTGTAATCCGGTCAGCGTGGTTACGCCAGCCTGAGCAATTGCGAGACGATTGCGGAGCAGGTCGATGAACGAACCTGAGAGCAGTACGTCGTCAACAAGGTTGCCGCCAGCAGTTGCTGTGCCGACATTCATGTCGCGACGCAGAACCTCGTTAGGCACCACGATGCCATTAGAAGAACGCTCGTACTGCTTGGCAGCGGCTTCGCCTACTTCAATCTCAAACTCAGCATCACGACGAGCTGAGGCATCGTTTTGGTTCGCCAGATAATTTAAAGCGCGAACAAAACTGAAGTTTTTAACTTCGGCTTGAGAAAGACCAATGTCGTTAGATGTGACATCGGTGGAGCGAATTGGCTGTTCCACTTGAGAAGTTCCGATTTTTTCGAGGAATGCAGCACGCGCTTCATCAAGAGAGTTGTCTCCATCAATGAGCTGACGCGCTAGGTCACCCATGCTGTGCTGGGATCCCAGGGCTGAGATTGAGGCGACACGGTCCTTTTCGGCCTTTTTGGCCTCCGACCGGATCACCTCCAGGTTTGGAGTTTGTTCTTCCATAACAGGAGCGGGAGTTGGTGCGGTTAGGACCGCTGAACGATTTTCCTGTTCTGCAACAGGATCTTCGTTAGTAATAGTAGTAGCTTTGGGTTGTGAGGTTTCAGGCATAGATGATTCCTTTGAAAGAAGAGAGCGTCCAATACCAATTGTGGGGTCTGCTGGAATTGAGACAAGGCTCAACTCATGCACACTCCATCGAGTAGCAACAATTCCATCCTCTCTTTGTTCAGCATCATCAATTGAATAGCCGAACGAAATGCCGCGAAGGATGCCGTCTTTAACGTCATCTAAGTACTGTTTGGCAAAATCAGAGCGAGAAAAGCGAATTTTTGCATAAGCACGCTTGTTCTCATCGTCTAGATAAGCCCGCTCAACAACACCAAGGACTTTGTCTGGGTCGTGATTGAAAAGGAACGGAGCACCATCATTTAGGCGCATAAAATCAGGTGCGCCATCTTCATGGCTAAGCACTTCGTTGCCGAAATACCGCTTGACCGGATACTCAGAACTGAAAGGAAACTCAAAAGTCCGATCATCCAAATTACGGATTTCAGATGTTTCGGCACGCTGCATTAGCTCGCCAATCATCTCTCGAGTTGCTTCTAAAGCAGGCTCAAACTCACGAATTGGATCGACCTTGGTGAGTGTGCTGAAGCGATGGCCCACTCGAACATCAGTCTTCTCTCCGTCTCGGTAAAGACAGATCAAAGCAGCAGGATCTTCTGCAGTGCCATTAACTGTGAAATCAGAGTCAGGAACATCGATGCTTCCATCGCGTTCAATCTCCTCAATTAATCCGTTCGCACGACCACCAGAGCTGTTCCAGGAAACATAATCTCCCACTTTCAGCTCATCTGGCGCAGCTCGTTGAGTGTCAGGTTCCATAGCTTTGGTGGTGATGGTGTCTTCGGATTGGGATGTTTTGCTCCCATTATGCCCATTTTCATGAGCACGCTCTCTGGCCTTTTTTATTCTCTCAGCGCGAGCGTCTGACCATGCCTTTCCTGGGTCACCACCCCACGCCGCCCATGCAACTCGACCATTACTTGGATAGCCATCTTCTCCAGGGCTATATCCCTGCCCTTGCTTGTCAACCAAATGCCTCGCAAACCAAGCTGACATTGTGATGACAGTGTCAGCCGACAGCTCATTGCCGCTAAGTATCTGAGTGGCTCTGGTTCGAGCAACATCAGTGCCTCCACCTTCTCCGTCAGATTTCCAATCGCGGTAACGCTGAGCTTCTGTCCTCATGCCTTCATTAGGCATAAGGTCAATTTCAACTCCGTTTACGTTTGCCATTACCGCGCTTACGTGTGGGCTCTACTGATTCAAGCAAGTCAAGCTGCACAGTTTCGTCTGTTAGGTCAAGATCCTTGTCCAAGCGGATCCCAGCATCTGAAGCAAGCTCTTGCTCTCGCGCTAATTCATTGACGTTGTCGTCATAATCACCGCCCGAATAAGAAATGATCTGAGCCTTAGTCATGTATCCAGCCTGCTCCGCTTCGCGATAAGCCCTTACTTCTTTCAGTGGATCAACCCAGCTCCAACCACGAGACATCCACCGTGGACGGTCGTAACGCTCAGGTCTCAACTCATAATCTGCAAATTGCAGCTCTCCAGCCAAAACTGCAAGATTCA